ATGGTTACAACGCAACGGAAACGCCAGTAAAATCAATAATGGCACAAGGTAATGCAACACCGTTTATCGACCAAGCTAAAAGTAGTGCTGATAGTTTCAATGCGACAGACACGCCAACAAAATCAATAATGGCACAAGGGAATGCAACGCCGTTTATAAATCAAGCTAAGAGCAGTGCTGATAGTTTCAACGCAACACCGACACCGCCTAAGGTATTAAGTGCTATTGATAGTGCTAGTGGTGTAATCTCTGGTGTTATAGGGTTATTAAATAGTATTCCTCGTGAAGTTGTCAGTGTTGTTAGAGTAATGAGCAGTGTTTCCGGAATACCTAGTTTTCCTGGATTCTTTGCAACAGGTGGAAATATAGGAATGTTTGCAAGAGGTGGAAACATTGGACAGACAGAAAGCTTACAACCTAATTATACTGGTATAGTTGGAGAAGCTGGACCGGAATTATTCAGAGTAACTAAGAACGGAGTTAACATTACACCGTTATCAACTAGTGAAAAGATAAAAGGTATTAGTGGAGCATTGGCAGAACACGGAGCTAAAAGTAATGGCAATGAAATTAGTGTTACAATTAATGTCACTGGAAACAGCATCAACGATAAAGAAGATATCAATGTGTTAGTTGATACAATAGAACAAAAATTAGTAAAAAGCATGAAGGAAGTACAAACAATGAGTTTTGGAGGTGGTAGAAATGCCGTTACACTTTAATAAATTAACGTTTAAAGGGAAGTCTACTGCCGACTTTCCTTTTGATATTTACGTAACTGAAAATGATGGAATTAATAAAGCGAAAAGAAAAGATAAAATTTTCACATCAGATGATATGTCAGGCGGTGTAGTAAGGACATCTAACGCTTATGAATTAGTTGAGAAACCATATAAATTACTTATACATGGTGTTAGTTTATCAGAAACAGATGGTGTTTTAGCGTGGTTAGAAGGTAGTGGGAAGCTAGTAGCTTCTAATAATCCATATAGATATTATGAAGTATTAACAGTTTCTGCAATACGTTCTAAATTAGGAGAAGTAGATGAATACGAAATAGACGTAACGTTTACTTGTAATCCTTTTTCATACAGCATAGATAAAGACTTAAAGACATATACTAGTAACGGAGTGTTAAATAATACTTCACACGTTGAGATGTATCCTAAAGTAACTGTGTATGGCAATACAACAGAAGCTACAACCTTAACAATAGGAACTCAAGTAATCAGATTAAAAGAGATTAAAGAGAAAGTAGTAATTGAATGTAAACAAGGACATCAAAATGTATTTGATAAAAATGGAGATCTCTTAAATGGTGTTATGCTAGGACCGTTTTTCGAAGTTAAACCAGGAGAGAATGGAATATCTATTGGACAAGGAATTACTAAGGTAGATATTGAGTGTAGATGGGGGGCGTTTGCATAATGTTATATTTATATGATCCCTTTGAAAAAGACTTCACATACAACGGAATTGTGTTAAATAATGCATACGACTCTGATATACACTGGGTATTAAATTCAACTTATAAATTAACATTCAAATATCCTACTGTAGATAATGATATGTACAGTATGATAGAAAAAGGAATGATAGTTAAAGCTAATGAAGATAATCGTACAAATCTTTTTAGAATTAGAGATATAGAAGTGAATGAAAATGATAAAAGTATAACAGTAACAGCGTACCAAAAGACTTTTGATTATAGTAATCGATTAGTAAGTAAATTTGCTAGATTAGATTCAAATTGTCAAACAGTGTTAGATGAGTGGTACGCTAATTTTTTATCAAAAGAAAAAGACTTCACGTATTGGTCTGACATAACACAGACTAATTCATTTGCTACATTCAAAAATGAGAATGACACACAAAGCAAAACAGCATTTGATTTATTAGGACAAATCGCAGACACATTTAAAGGAGATATAGATTTACACGACACTCAAATAAATGTGTTGAAGAAGTTGGGAACAGATACTCAAGAAGTACTTACTACAGCTAAGAATATATCTTCTTTCGTTAACTCATCTAACATAGATGATATAGTAACAAGATTGTATGTTACATCAACTTTCAAGGTTGGAGATAAAGAAGATAAAAAGGAATTAAGAGAGCAACACAAGAAAGAGTTAGCTGCATTAAGAGAAACTCAAAAGCGAGCTTCTAAAGAGTATAATGCAAAGAAAAAATCACAGCAAATGCAAGAGGAGATTAACAGTCGTTATGCTCGTGAATTATCTAAGCAAACTAAGAAAACTAAACGCAGCGGACACACTGTTAAATCTTACTCACAGATTGCTAATGAAGTTGCTAATAAATACAGAGATAGAGATGTTAAAGCTGCACAACGTAAATTAGAAAGCCAAGCACAAGCAGATAAAAGAAAAGCTGAGATAGATAAACTCAAGGCTCAACAAAAAGAAGAAATGGCAGCACTTGATGAAGAAATAACAATTAGCTTAGTTGTGGAAAGCCCATTGATTAATGACTATCCATTTATCAATGAAATGGCAGTATCAAACAATGAACTACAAACCGCAGAAGAGCTTGAAGAGTGGGCTATGGAACATTTCACAAAAGAAAATATAGACAAGCCAAAGAACTCAATTAAAGTATCTTATGAACAGTTATCTGAAAAGATTAGTCGAGGAGATACAGTTATTCTTAAATATCTTAAATATGATGTTGATGAAAGAATACGTATTGTAGAAACACATTATGATCCTATGTTAGAACGTTGGAAAAGCTTTGTGTTAGGTAGTAAAGAAGGTAAGTTAGGTAGTGAAATATCTAGCAGTTCGCAAACAGCAGAACTTAGAGCTAATGCATACACGGATGCAATATCATATGATTTTGCGAAGAAGGTAAAAGAACAAGTAGAAAATGTCAATAAAGTTTTCGAGAAAAAAGAAGAGTTATTCAAGAAACAAATAGAAGATGGTATTGAAGTTTCTAAAGCTAAAGCAGAAGTAGTTAAAAACGAAATACGAGAAGAAATTAACAATAGCATTACAGAACTTAATCATAAGATAGATAACATGAGTAGCTCAAGTATTGAAGATTTAAGAAGGCAAGTAGAAGAAAATAAAACTATTTCAGAAGCAACTATAAAAATGATGGGAACAGATGACAGTGTAATCTACAGTAAAAATAGATTAGAAGGTTCTTCAGAGAGATATATTCCACCAGGTACAGAATATATTGAGGTAACTCATAATGGAGATGGTTTTGAACTAGGACAACAATATACGATTAGTTGGGAAGCTGTTTGTGTAAAACGTGATTTTTATGATGTAACTGTGAGTTTGAGTCGAGCATTACCACACGCAGCTAACGTTATGTTAGTCGACAGATATGGAGCATTTCCAACAGGAGAACATGAATTTAATGTAGGAGAACAAGAAGCTAAATATTTAAGAATATATGACTCTGAATATTATATCAAAGTAGTTAGTAAATGGTTTAAAGAATTAAATACACCTATATTAATAAGAAATGATGCAACGATATTAGTACCTATTGTTTATCTTGAATATGCAGACGGAAACGAAAATGACATTGAAGGAAGTTGGAGTGAAAATCCGACATATATTTTTGATGGAGGAGGAAAATAAATAAATGGCAGAAAAAATACCTATTAGGGTGCAACACAAAAGAATGAGTGTTAGTGATTGGGAGTTTAGCGATTTAATATTATTAGACGGAGAAATTGGAATTGAGACCGAAACGGGAAAAGCTAAGGTCGGTAATGGTCGTGATAGATTCTCCGATTTAAAATACCTAGCTGGAATTAAAGGAGACCAGGGAATACAAGGTATTCAAGGACCTCCAGGAAGAGACGGTGTTGTAACGTTTCAAGCATTATCACAATCTGAAAAAGAGTCTATAAAAGGAGATAAGGGAAAAGATGCAATAGTAGGAGACTACAATTTATTATTAAATTCTTTATTTTCTAACGCTAATATTAGAACTAATGGAAATCCTACACTTGCAATTATCTCAAGTGATTATAACGGACGTAACACACTAGATGTAAAAAAAAGTGGTGCAACATCTAACACATGGGCAGGAGTTCAAATTGACACATCACAAAGAATGTTAAGAGCTGGAGATACGTTAGTATTAAGGATGCCTATTTACGTTTATTCAGATGTTACCCTTGACGGTGGTTTAGCATTAAATATTAAAAAACACACAGGGAATAAAATTTTAAAAGGTATTAATTTAAACGACTTACCACGTGACAAATGGACTATTTACGAAGAAAAAATAACTATTACTGAAACTGTTGATTTTGAAAATGAGACATATTGGTTTTTCTTATATTTTGTTAAAAACGGACATTTCAAAATTGCGGAGCCATATATAAGTTTTGGAGATGAAGTACCTTCTAGATGGCAACCCAATATTGAGGATTTAAAAGGTAACACAATATTAAATCAACAGAACGGACAATCTCTTAAATATTGGTGTGGAACTGAACAACAATATAACGCACTAGCAGTAAAAGATAACAACACTATTTACGACATTGTGAAGTAGGTGGACTTATGGAACGAGTAAAATTATTAGTCGGAAATAAGGAAGTCGAAAAACGATATGTAGGTAATAAGTTAGTTTGGCAAAAAGGTTTACTTAAATATCTAGAAAGCTGTTATGTGGAAATTAAACAAGATAAATTAATATTAGTTGCTAATGACAGTAGGTTCACTAATACAACAGCAATAAGACGTGTAACATTTAATGATGAAGAATTAGAAGGACTTACAAGCATTACATTTGAGAACTATAAATATAACATCACATTAAGTAATCAAGCTGCTTTTATTAATAAGATGAAATGGGAAGACTTAACAAACAAAACTAATGTTACTGTTAAGTTTTTTGAAAGGTAGGTGGTTAAATGGATATAGAAATCAATGATGTCAAAACTCAAGCAAATTTTAGAAATAATAAATACCAATTTACATTTACCCCACTAAAAAAAGATGCAGCTATTAAGCTTTATCATATGGGCTGTGTTGGAGAAACACAGATTAATCATTTACAAATCGAGAAGGGAAATGATGCAACATCATTTGAAACACCGATTAAACAACCTAACGCCCTTACTGGAGTACTCAAAGAAATTAGAGATCTTGATATTCAAATGAGAGATTTTAACAGTGAGTTCTGGGGTAAAGTAAAGCTTAACAATAAAGGAATGTTAACAGAGTTCCGAGATAAAGAACTAAAAACTCTTCTGACAAGTACAGCAGAAGGATTAAGCACACAGGTTAAAAAAGATATCAATAAAGCAGTAGCAAGCCTTGATGTAAGGATAAATAAAGTAGGTGCTAGTGTTGAGGAGTCGTTGAAAAAATCAGACATAACATTAACACCAGAAGGGATATCATTAGGAACTAAAATAACTATTGATGGAAACACCATATCAAGTATGTTGGTTGCGAAACCAGAAGGAATTAAAGCAATTACAAATAAAATGATGATTGGTCCAGCGTACGATAATTTAGTTTATTTAGACAAAAGAAGAAGTTTTGAATTTAACGAAGAGTATATTGATATAACAGATTTAATTGATAATGATGTGTTGCTGAAGAGTGATAGATTTCAATTGTCATTTGACGCCAACTATGACGGAGAATTACCATTTATATTTGAATTAATAATGTCAGTATCATCAACTGATTTTCATGGTAAAATATACGCTTTTCCGTTAATTTCAAGAGGTGCGTTGGCTAGAGACCGTGGTAAAGTTGACATAACACTTGACATAGATAGATTATTCGAAGATTTTGAAGGAATTAAAAGTTATCAATTTCGATTAAGACAAGCTAGTAAAACTAACAATATCAATATGACGATAAATAATCTTAAATTATTTAAGAAAAAAGATGCAACATTAATTGTAGACGGTTCTATTAAAGGTAGACAAATCGCTGGAGAAACAATCACAGGTGGACATATTAAAGCTGCAACTATAGAGTCTGTGAATATTAACACAGAGGCAATTAAAGCAGAACATTTAAAAGTAGACCAAGCAATGATTAACAAACTATTAGTTAATGATATGTTAGTTACTAATCTGTTTGCTAAAGATGGTTTTATTAGAAATCTTAAGTCAGTTAAGATAAGTGCTAGTCAATTAGAAGCAGATTTTCTAAGATCTTACAAAGGATATATAGGTGGTTTCCAGATAGGTATACACGATAAAGACAAAGGTAGCTCATGGTTGACAGGAGAAAATCAATTCTATGTTGGTATGTCAAACGGTAAAGGAACGTGGGGACAAACAGCACTTTGGGTTAACTGGGGAAGTCGCTGGGATAAAGTAGGTCCGGAAGCTTGGTTTGTAAAAGAAACTGGAGAAATGTATTGTTACAACAAAGCTAGATTTTGGAATACACCAACGGTATTTGGAGATTTGCAAGTAACAGGAGAAATCAAATATCTTAACCCAAACAGTTCAGGACACTGGATATCTAGTCCACAATACAAAAAGATAGAAACAAGAAACGGATTCGCTTATATATACTACAGCTCGTATGGATATGACTGGTGGGAGCTTAACAAAGAAATCTCCGACAGAAGATATAAACGAAATATCCAGGAGAGTAAAGTAAATGCACTTGATGTAATTGGAAAACTTAAAACTTATAGTTTCACTAAAGAATATGATGGACAAGTAAAAGATATTGAATGTGGAATTATGGCTCAAGATGTCGAGCAATACGTAAATCCTGCATTTAAACAATTACCAGATGATATTAAATCATATAGTGCATTTGAAATGATACCTTATTTAATTAAAGGTATTCAAGAATTAACAGCACAAAATAAATTATTACAAGAGAAAGTGGAGGCAATAACGCATGGAAGATAAATTACAACCTATTCATTTATTAGCTCAAGAATTAGCAGAGACAAAAATTGAATTAGCTACCTACAAAGTAGCTTATGAAAATTTAAGTACTGCACACAAGAAAATTGAAGACTTAATTAATAATAACGAAGAGCTTAAGGAGTTAGTAGAAAAATTAAGTAATAAAGGAGAGTAGTATGGCGTTAGAAATTACAAATAGAAATGCAGTACCTACTGTTGGCGGATATAGTTCAGTAAACATTACATTCACACTTAGAAATGGGACTGTCTATTTAAATGGTGGTGTAGATTTACCTGGTAAATTTGCTACAGCTAGTGATAGTGAGATTCTTGAAGAAGTAAGAAAACAACTAGCACAACAAATGTTTACGGGAGAAAGTACACCAGCATTAGTAACTGAATATGCAAATCTTAAAGAAGAAGTAAGTGTTTTGGCAAATCATAAAGAAGAACCAACTGACAGAGTTAAAGCGTTACGTAAGTTAGTAGCTAAAGTTAATAAAGGTAACGACAAACTAATAATGACATTACTATTAAATGTGTTAGATGCAAAAGTTATTAACGATAACAAAGACACTATTATAAACGCATTTGATAACTATGAAGTAGGTGTTGAATACTCAACTGGAGATAAGATTAAATACGAAGGTAAGCTATATGAAGTATTAGAAGACCACACATCAGTTGAAGTATGGAAGCCAAACGCAGAAGGTACTAAATATAAAGAGATAGTATTAACAAGGGAAGAATCAAATGTAAAAGATGATATAGAAGATGAAAAGAACAGATATGTAACAAAAGGACAGCTTGATGAAGCTATGGGAAGTATTATTAACACAATCTTATCAATGTTAGAAGAAGAGGAGAAAGAAGATGAACATACTGAAGAACATAATGGAAACTTACCACACAACGAAGGGAGTACTGAAAGTCATGAGACCGAGTAGACTAAGATTTAAAAAAGATGATTATTTAGTTCAATTATATGTGAGACAAATTATTACAAAAGCAAAAACAATTAATGATGTACCAAATATTGGTAACTTAAGGGTAGTAGTACAAGGAGAAGTCGACAGAATAGAAAAAGAATACGAAGAAAGACACAGAGAAAACTAAAATCTCTGTTTAGAGGATTTAGAATGAGTGACGGATTAATATTAGGATTAAGTACTGGAGTTGCAATGCCATTATTAACATTGATTGTTAAATGGTTTAACGATAAGGACGAAAAAAACCTTAAAGAAATCAACTCGACTCTTATAGAAATAAAAGATCTAGCACAAAAAACAGCAGTTGGAACGAAAACTATAAGCAGACATAGATTATTAAAAGATATGAACGTGATAATAAATCGTGGTTATATTACTTCTAAAGAACTAGAAGACATTACTATTTTATATCAGTCTTATAGAGAACTAGGAGGAAACAGCTATGTTTCTGATTTGTATGATAACTGTCGCAAACTTCCAATTAAGGAGGGATTAAATGGATAAAATAATAAAATTACAATTTAACACAACAGTAAACAAAAGAGTAAAAGTTCGCACCAACTGCGAGCTTTACTCTCATGATAAAAATAACAATGAGTTTGAACTTACAATAGGCAATCACACACTTACTAACGAAGAAGCAATAATATTATTCAAGTTTGTTAAGTCAATTAAATATTGGGAAACTCAAGGAAGAATTGAAGATAACAAGATTAAGTTTAAGTTTGATACTAGCTTAATCACAGATAATGAAAGAGTAAACTGTTACATCATTCTGAAAAACGAAAATAAAGAGAGTGATGTGTACAGTTTTTCTTTTGATGTCAAAATGTCTGAATATGATTTAAAAGACAACCTACCTGTTAAAGAGCGATACTTTGCTAACGGTGTAGTTGTAGATAAGTTGGACGTTTTAACAAAAGAAGTATTGGCAGAGGAGCTAGAAAAAGCAAAAGGCACTTATGCTTTAAAAACAGATATACCAAGTTCTGAAACAATTGTAAATAAAGCTGTAGAAGAAGTCGAGAAAAAGGGATACTTAACAGAGCATCAATCGCTTAATGGTTATGTTACAGAAACACAATTAAATGAGAAGGGTTATTTAACAAGCCACCAGGATATCAGTAAATTAGCTACACAGAAAGCTGTTGATGATGTCGCTGCTAAGGTTACACAATTAGAAAATAGACCTGTTACATCAAGTTATGATGATTCTGAAATTAAGCGAAAACTTAAAGAACTTGAAGATAGACCAACAACAGCTAATATCGATACTAGTAATTTTGTAACAACAACACAATTAGAAGATAAGCATTACTTAACAGAACATCAATCGCTTAATGGTTATATTACAGAAACACAATTAAATGAGAAAGGTTATTTAACTCAACACCAGGACATTTCAAAGCTTGCCACTAAGGAACAGTTAGACGAATTAAGGAACAGTCAACCAACAGTTGACAAACTTGTTACTAAAGAACAACTTAAAAAAGCTTTCTTGAACGAAGAAGGTCAGGAGAAATATGTTGATTTAGATACTTTTGTAAGTGCAACCCGTGGAGTTTTAGGAAATTCAACAAACGAGAAAGGGATTGAAGAGTACTTTAACGAAATGTCAAATGGACTTAGTGAAGAAACCAAAGAAATATATTTAGGAGATATTTATAAAAATGCAACGGGAACTAAAGTATATCGTAAAAATGGTTTTACAAACTTTAAAGACATGATGTATGCATTAGCTAAGGTATTTCCAGATAATTATAACTATAAAGATGAAAATCAACGTGTTGATATTCTAACAAATAGAAATTATCAAGATTATATAAAATCTACTGGGAATGTTGATACTAATGATTTTGCTACTAAGCTAGAGTTAAATGAACAAACAAGTAGAATTAATACACTTGAATTTAATATGAACAAGACTGTTGATAAATTTCAAGCACCTTTTAAAATGACAGGTACAATGAGCCCTTATGAATATTTTAGGGCAAATCATACTGGAAGTTTAACAGACCACTATGGAACTATTTATAGTAGTACTACTGAAAGAATAATAATCAATGGTAATGGTAAATACACAAACTTAGATACAGCCTTATACACTCTAGCTAGTTCAATTCCAGATGGATATACTCCAGACTTTGAGTTTTCGGAAAACGATAATCTTAAATTCATCACAACTCAAAACATTCTCAATTACATACCAACTAATACTGGTAATACTGGAAACACAACCGAACTAGATAATCGATTAAAAGTGCTAGAAGCTAAACAATGGGAAATTCACGGTCGTGGAATGCCTAACGGAACAGTAGCGGCACCAGTAGGGACAACTTATGTAGATGAAGCTGTTACTAACGGTGCTTTGAAATGGATTAAGAAGACTGGCACAGGAAACACAGGTTGGGAAGTTTTAATTGGCGACACGGGTTGGAGAACACTTCCAGCTGTGTCCAAGTTAGGAAACTCATTTGTCAAAGTAAGACGTAAAAACGACACAATATTTTACCAGTTCGGAGGGCTTTCATGGGGTTGGTTCGGCGTTGTTCGTCGTGGTGGTGCAGGATATCAGCTACAGGGTTCAGACCGAGAACGAAACTGCTACATTTTAGGATTGAACGGTGTTCCTCAAGGTTTCCGTTCAGAGTCATCTTTAATTGGCGGAATATATAACGACAAGGGAACACCTTATGGTACATGGTATTTAGGCGGTGCAGGAGATAGTCATATGTTACGATTCCAGTTCACTGACCCTGTACCTACTGATAGGGATATCGGAGATATAAGAGTAAGTTCAATCTCGTATTTAACGAACGACCCATGGCCGCAAAACTAGAAAGGAGGTGAGCAAGATGATAAACTGGAAAGTACGACTAAAAAATAAACGCTTTGTAATAGCTTTTATTGCAGCATTACTATTACTTGTCAAACAAGTTGCAATGTTGCTAGGTTACAATCTAAATACTGAAATGTTCAACACTAACATTAACGGAATTGTTGACACAGTATTTTTAATACTAGGGCTGTTTGGAATAGTCAACGACCCAACAACAAAAGGTTTCGGAGATAGTGAACAAGCTATGACTTACGAACAACCAAAACAAGACTAGTAAATAGTCTTTTTATTTTATTCAAATTTAGGAGGAAAAAGAATAATGGTTAGAACAACAGACATAATAAACGAAGCAACAAGAATAGCAAATTTAGGAATAGGTGTTGACCAAGACGGAGCATATGGAACACAATGTGTAGACTTACCAAATTATTTAAGCTCTTATTTCTTTGGGAAAACGTTATGGGGTAATGCGATTGACCTGTTAAACAGTGCAGCAGCATTAGGATATAAAGTTGAATACAACGCTGTAGGAGATCTCAACAGTAGACCAAGAGCGGGTGCAGTATTTGTGATGGACACAACCTATACAGCTGGTCATTCTTACGGACATACAGGAGTTGTTATTGAAGATTCAGATGGTTACAATATGAAAACTATTGAACAAAATGTTGATGGCAACTGGGATAGCTTATATGTTGGAGGTCCTGCAAGATATGTAACTAGAGATTTTGAAGGGATTGTAGGTTGGTTCTATTTCCCTGTAGACGATACACCGGCTAATAATCCAGTTACTACAGACGTACAGTCTCTAGATAGACCAAGAGTATTTACTGTTAAAGTAGCAAATTTAAATGTTCGTTCAGCTCCATCATTAGATGCTGAAGTTGTAGCAAGCTATGATGAAAATGAAGAGTTTAACTATACTGAATACTGTTATGCTAATGGTTATGAGTGGTTATCTTATGTATCACACAGTGGAGAACGTAGATACGTAGCAAGCATGGAATTAGCTTCAGGAACTGATTATGGTACATGGAGATACTTGTAATTAATTATAATTAGTGGTAAAATATAAGAGATGAATATTTTTCAT